ACACCCCCGCCACGATCAGGCCGGTGATGTAGTCGATCGCCATAAAGATGATAAGCGTCTGCAGCGCCGTGTCCCAGCCGCCCAGCAGGCTGGCAATGGCCCCGCCCACAATGCCGATGGCCGCACAAATCTCATTTTTCATTGTCATTCTCCTTTCACTTTCGTCAGCCCGGCCCGCTGGGTGATGGCAGCATAGTCCTTGTAGGCCACGCTCAGGTCTGCGCCCTTGGCGATGCCGGGGACTTTGCCGCTGCTGGTGTACTGCCACATCCCAAAGGGCCAGCCGGGGGCGGGCTTCTTGGTGCGGTAGGCCGCCAGCCACACGTCGTAGGGCTTGAGGGCCGCGCCGCCCATGTACAAATTAGTCTGCCCGAAGTTCAGGCCGGTGTACAGCATGGCGTACACGCCCCAGTTCTCCACAACGCTCAGGCAGTGGGCCACGATGTCAGTCAGGGCGGACTTGCTCAGGGCCGCCTGAAGCGTGTCCTCGATGTCCACGGCCACCGGCAGCTGGAGCTTTCTGCCGCCCAGCGCCTGCTTGAACAGGGCCAGCTCCCTGTCGGCCTGTGCCTTGGTGGTGGCCTTGAAGTAGCCGTACACGCCCACCGGGATACCCAGCCGGGCACACTCGGCATAGTTGCGGGCAAAGAAGGAGTCGATGTAGGGTTTGCTAGGTTTGCCCTCTTTGCTGTTGCCCATGGCGCGGATCATCACGCCGGAGACAAGGCCGCTTGCCTTGACCTTGTCCCAGTCAATGCGGCCCTGCCAGCGGGAAACGTCAAGAATTGTTCTTGGCATTGCTCTGCGCCTCCTTACTGTGTGATTTCCTCAAAGCCGCTCTTGATAAGAATCGCCTTGACCTTCTCCTTCAGCAAGCGGGGGCAGCGCTCATACAGAGCTTTTGCCTCCTCCACGGTCTCAGCAGACATAATTTCCTGGGCCCATAACATAGCCATCATTATTACCAACCTTTCGATTTTTTGTGTGATTTTACGCATAGACAGTCTCGCTCATTTCCAGCAAGCACTGCTTCAGCATTTCGTTTTCGTTTTTCAGGGCTTCCAGCGTCTCCGGCAGCTTGTCCAGTACCTCCTGCCGCTGCTGGGCTTCCCTATGGGCCTTTTCCTGTGCGGCCAGCTCTTCAGCGGTCGGCGGCTGTGGCACTTCTCCGTATTCGTACACCTCGTATTCCGCCCCGCATAACCGGATACCCCAGTAAGCTTCCCCGGGCTGTGCATTTTGGTTGTGTGCGTTCACCGCAGCCTCGATCGCGCTGTAATCTGCCGGGGTGCCGTCGGTCTCGGTCGGTACCGTGTACCCGGGGCGGATCGTTGCTTCTTCCATTTTGAACTCTCCTTTCCGGGTGCTCAGTTAATATAGTTAAGCTCCCCTAAGAACTTAAACGTTGTCACCAGCGTGTTCAGCGGCAGCACGATGCAGGGGCGCAGGCCGTGCGAGTTCTCTCTGTAGCCTGCATTGCATAAACTTCCGTCCGCATAAAACGCGTACATATAGTTGCCGTTGTGGGTTCGCTTGGAGCGTGTCCAGTATTCTTTATCTGCTTTTCGCTTGTCAGTGGCAGCAGTTGTGTAGTCGAAGTAGTCCAGCTTTGCACCCTCCTGCGCCATCAGGCCGTCCACGCCCTGCCATGTATAAACACCCATCTCAACAGCAGAAAGCAGAAAGCACTTCCTCGAAAGGCCGTTCGAGCCGGAGGAAACATTGGCCGAGCCGTAATCCGCCTGTTTCACGTAGGGCAGATGCACGGTCATCAGGCGGTTTGCCACACTGGACGTGATATTTCCGCCCGGGTAGTTGACGCACCAGTTGTCCAGTGCCCATCCTTCGTAGCCGTAGATGTAATTGTTACTGATAGAAGTAGATGCCGCAATGTTTGTTCTCCAGAGCCATGCACCGTTGGCCGTGCTGTCGTACAACCCGCCGCCCGGAACGCCCTTATGGATCAGCTTATACCAGTAGGTCTTGTTGCCGCTTGGGTCTGAGATGCCAAATTCTGTCCCCAATGCAAAAGAGCTGATGGGATTGCCGCCGTCATAGAACTTCTTGGCTACGCCGTCCACGCCGATATAGCCCTTGTGTACTGGCCTTGCGGTACCGCCCACGCCGGTGTAGATTTTGGAGACCGACTTTGCACTTCCGTCGATTCCGGTATAAATTGCCATGTTATCTCCTCCTTATACGTACACCAGCAGGATAGAACCGGTTGCAAGGCTGCTTCCCGCACCGGGGTCACTGGTTTGGGATGTGATGTTGGTGACCCCGAGCCAGCTTTTCAGCACATCCTTGGAAACATCTTTGATCTTTGTACCGTCATCCGTATAACCGGCAATGTGCGTCAGATTCGACGTATTAAGGCCGTCGCCCGCATAGCCGACTTGGATTGTTCTGGATGCGTCCTTATAGTCGGTTACGCCGGTTGCTTTTGTGGCGGTGGTTGCATTACCATCCAGCGAACCAATGAATTTGTTGGCCCTGACATTTGCAAAAGAGCCGCTTCCTCGACCGTCATTAAACCGATACTCATCAATGGTGTTGTCTCGATATCCCAAGTAGACCGTGTTGTTTTCTGGGATGCCAACAAAATTCACTTCATTCTTGTTCTCGAACTCCAATTTCGAGTGGTTATGCGCACTCGGTGGAAACGTACTCGGCTTATCCGTCACGGAATTCCAGTCCGTCTTGATGCTCTTGAACTTGTCGCCCACAGTCTTTGCATCCGCCGGTGCATCGGGCACGGACAGGGTCTTGTCCGTGCCGGCCCGTGTTCCGGCAAGCGCTGCGGCATCCTCTGCGGCTTTCTGAGCCTTTTCTGCTGCCTGACGGCTTGTAGCTGCCGCTCCCGCACTGGCAGATGCCTCCCCGGCCTTGGTGGCGGCGGTGGAAGCGCTCCCCGCAGCGGCGGTGGCCAGCCGGGTGGCAGTGTTTGCCGCAGCGGTGGCCGTCTTGGTGGAGTTGGCCACATCGTTCAGGGCCGTGGTGCGGGCCCGCGCGATGTCCTGCAAGGCGGCGGTATGCTCCGTCTCCGTGTCCTGCAGGGCCCGCTTGGCGGCGGTCTCGCTGGTCTTGGCGCGCTCCTCGCTGGCGGCGGCGTTGGTCTCGCTCAGGGCTGCTGCGTCCTCGCTCTTTTTCGCCGCCTCTTCACTGTCCTTTGCCTTTCCCGCACTAGCCTTGGATGCACTCTCACTCTCGGCGCTTTTCTTAGCGCTGTTCTCAGATGCCTCTGCGCTCTTTGCTGCCGCTTCCTCACTTTTCTTTGCCGCAGCAGCACTGTTTGCAGCCTTTTTGGCATTTTCCCCGCTCACCCGCACGCTTTCTTCCATGCTGGCGGCAGAGTTCGCTGCTTCTTTAGCAGATTTGGCCGCTGCTTCCTCACTGGTCTTGGCCGCGTTCATGCTCTCCAGCGCCTTTTTGGCGTACTTCGTCACCTCGGCCACGAACTGTTCATAGATGCTCGGCGTAATGCTCTCGGTGGTCGTGTCGGTGTCGATGGTGTCATAGCAGGTGTACTTGCCGGGCTTGGTCATGGCAGTGTAGCCGCTGTCGTTGATGGCCAGCAGCATCCAGGTGCCCTCTTTTTCCAGTGTCCAGCGCCGGTCTACCAGTGCGCTGTTGTTCTCGTCCAGGATCTGCGGGTCCGGCTTTGTGCCGCTCAGGCGCTGCACATGCAGGGTCACGGTGCAGTTCTTCCACTCTTCCGGCAGCTCAAAGCGAAGCTCGTCCACCTTGGCGCTCCGCACACCGCCCAGATACAGCGTCTCAATGTTTGCCCGGAACGTCGAACCGTTGTCCTGCAGCTTTCTGATCTTGATATCCAGTTGGCTCACAGTTTCACTCCCTTCCTGCCCCTATCCTATCACGCCCCGCCGGGTGCAACTACCCCGGACATACATAAGTTCCCGCCTCTTGACAAATACGTAAAATACGTATATAATCAAATTACCAACGAAGAAAGGAGGATTCCACCGCCATGCCGCTAACTCCAAAAGAGATGTGTCGGCTGTTGGAGCAAAACGGCTTTGTTTGCATTCGCTCCAATGGCTCTCATCGGATGTACAGCAACCCCGTCACCAAAAAATCCACTGTCGTTCCTTATCATGCAAAGGATCTGAAGCCCGGTCTAGAAAAAAGTATTCTTAAACAAGCCGGAATCAAAAAATAACATTATCTTGTTAGGATCAACCTGGAAAATTTCTGGTTATCCTAATACTACATTATAGATTATTGAAATAATTGAATATTAGTTTTCTCGTTATCATATAATATTTTCAAAACTTACATCACGCTATATATGAGGTAATATTAAAATGACTGCTGTATTTTATCCTGCTGTTTTTCATCCAGAAGAAACAGGATATTCCGTTACAATTCCAGATATTGAAGGTTGCTTTACCCAAGGGGAAACTATGGATGAAGCGGTTGCTATGGCCCAGGATGCCATTGGTCTGATGCTTGAAGATTGTGAAGTATGTCCTAAGCCTTCTCTTCCTTCTGCCATCCATGTGGATACCGGTGATTTTATTGCAATGATTCCTTTTGATATGGAAGAATATCAGAAGCAGTTCAAGCCCGTCAAAAAGACCCTGTCTATTCCCGGTTGGCTCAACGATGCCGCCGAATCCGCACACATCAATTTTTCCAGTGTTCTGCAAAAAGGTCTGAAATCCGAACTCGGCATGATTTAACAGAATAACATAGCAAAAGGGAGGCCGTTCACCCCGAACGGTCTCCCTTTCTTCTAAGCAGAGCTCCCCCAAAAAGAGCAGCAACGTGAACTTGGCTCCCCTACTAGGGGAGCTGTCACGCAAAGCGTGACTGAGAGTTTCACCTCACCCCTGCCCGCTCATCCCTGCTGTTTTTTGCCTGTTCCTCCTTTTTTGCCGCGTCCTTCACCCACTGGGCAAAGTTCTTGTTCTCATACATCGGGGTTCCGTCCGCTTTGGTCAGCTTCAGCAGCATCGTTTCCAGGCGCTTGCGGTCGCTGCTGCTGCCCGCCAGATACTCCTCTTTCACCGCGTCGGTGATCTTCGTCTTGATGCTGCCGTCCTCCTTGCCCGCCGTCCGCAGCCGCCGGATCTCATCCTGCACGTTGCTGGTCCTGCCGGTGTCCACCGCTTCAGTCAGGGCATCGTACACGCTGCCCTCGGTGCCGCCCTTGTACAGCTCCTCGGCCTTGCTTTCAATGGCTTCGGTCACAAGGTCGATCACCCATGTCCGCTTTTCCGCGTCAGCTTTCACACCCTCCCGGATGCCCAGGGTCTCGTACATTTCCCGCACAAGCTGCTTTGTCAGCTCCTGGCGCTGGCTGTCTTTGCCTTCGTTCCGGGCCTGTGCAGCCTGCTCCACCTCCGGGCTGTATTTCTTCAGCCGGTTCTTCAGCTGGCTGGCAATGGTCTTTTCGTCCTTGCCCATGGCTTCCAGCTTCCCCAGCGCTGCCGCCGCTTCCTCGCTGTCTCCGCTCCGGATAGCATTGTACAGCCGGTCATACTGCCCGGTGGCGCTGGCGGGCAGGGAATTCAGGCTCAGCTTCTCGCCGTACTTTCCGCCCGTCACCGCATAGGCTGCATTTCCGCTCCATTTCCATGCCGCTTCCAGCAGCTTTTCCGCATTCCCGGCCGGCAGCCCCTTCAGTTCCAGTCCGTCCTCCATAAAGGTCAGGGCCGCTTTCCGCAGCTTCTCGTGGTATGCTTCCAGCTCTTCCTCGTCCATCTCGCCGGTGTCGGTGGCCAGCAGCTTGTACAGCCGCATCGCCTCAGTTCCCAGGTCATTGACAGCACTCAGGTTCGGGGCACTGACCACATCATAGTCCTTGCCCCCGGCCACGTTGCCCACAAAGCTGTACAGCTCACTGCCGTACAGGAACGTGCCTGCTGCGCTTCCCACATACAGGTCGGCGTACCGCTTCAGTAAACTCCATGCGGTAATGTCGCCGTTCTCGTCCTGTTCCCGGTCCCACCGGTGCAGCAGGAAGTCCGCGCCGATCTTCATGGCCGCAAACACTGCCGTCTGCACGATCTGGCTGGTCACCGCTCGGTTCAGGTTCTTCCCGGCCCGTTTCAGCTCTGCCCGGTTCTCCTCGGTGGGGTCTGCATGGCTGCGCTCCCGCTTGGCATTGTAGGCCAGCACCGCATCTGCCAGAATGCCGTAGTTCTGGAACCGCTGGGTCGTGAACATGGTCAGGGTCCTCACCAGTTCGTTGTCGCTGCGCTGGATGCCTGCCCGCTGCATGGTGGTGTAATTGGGCTGGGTCTCCTCGATCACCCGCTGATACATCTTGTTCACAGCTTCCCAGTAGGCTTCGCTGCCTTTCGTGGCTGCACCCTCTGCAAACTCATTGGTATGGTGCTCCACATACCGCTTGGAGCCTTCCCACAGTGCCGCCACCGTGATCTCGTCCACGCCGTTGATCCAGCCCGTCAGCTGCTTGGGGACCTTCTCCATTCCCTTCTCCGCCGCACTCAGGTTCTTCCCGATGCTTTCCAGCTCGCCCCGCTGACTGCCCCGCAGGCGGTATTGCAGCAGCGCATCCCCGTGTTCAGTGATCTCTGCTTCCAGCGCTGCCCGCTGCTTGGGTGAGAAGTTCTTTACAAAGGGAACCACCGCTGCCATAGTGTCCGCACCCAGCACAGCACCGGCTGTCGGCAGGGATGCCGCCTGCGCAATGGCCACGCCCGGGTTCAGCGTCAGGATAGCCCCGGCGTAGTTGCCCCGCAGCTTGCCCAGCGCCGTCATGCTGCTCTTCCGGGTTTTCTTTCCCGGGCTCTGCAGGTCAACCAGCAGTTCTTCCACATAGTCTACTGCATCGCTGCCCCACTTCTCCTCCAGGATACCGTCCTTCAGCACCTTCAGCCCGTCCTCAGTCTCGATCCGGCTGTTCAGCACCTTTTTCACATCCCGGATGGCCGGGGCCAGGCCCGCGTAGGCTGCCGTGTCCCGCAGGCTCCGCTGCACCACGTTATTGCACTCCTCCAGCAGGATGGGCTGTGGACTTTTCACACGGTTCTTCAGGAAGCCCCGTCCCTCGATGGTCGCATCACAGTGTTCTCCTTCGATCTGTTTTACCAGTGCCGTCTGGTTCACCGCAATGGGGTAGTAATTCTTCACCACAGCCCGCTTGTAGCCCAGCAGCTTCATGCTCGTCTCGTTGATCAGGTCGGTGGTGTAGCTCCCGAAAAAGTTCTCCATGCTCCCGATCCATGCCCGGTCGTAGTCGGTCAGGTTCTTTTCAATGGCACTCACAATGGTGTCCGCCATGGGTTTGCCCTCGCTGTCGGTCAGCATCCCGATCCGCACGGTCTGGCCCTTCTGGTAGGCTTCCGCGATGTTGCCTTTGTTGTACTCCACTGCATCCGGCACGGTAAAGCCGCCGTTCATCAGGTGCTCCTTGCTGTCGGCGTTCCGCAGGTGCATGTACAGGCTGCACATCTGGGCATGGGTGAGGGGTGCGGCCTTGCCCCGGTTGTCCTTCAGGCCAAGGTCTACCAGCTTTGCCCCCTTGCCTGCAAACTGTTCCATCTGTTTCAGGTTCTTTTTGCCTGTCACGTTGTCGAACAGGTGGGTTCCCTCCACAAGGATCTCCGTCTGCCGCCGCTGGCCGTCGTTCAGCATGGTGCCCAGCTTCTCCATCTGGCTGTTCTTTGCGTAGCCGCCCAGCATCCGGAACACCCGGGTACCGCCCAGCATATCCAGATTGTACCTCGTCAGCATCCGCCGGAATTTTCCGTCGTTTCCCCTGCTCCGGTTCACTTCCACCGCCGCTTCTCCGGCGATCTTGTCCACCGCCTCGGCCTGCTGCAGGCTCAGGGTCTTGTTTGCCGTCCGGATCACATGCAGTGTGCTGGTCGTAATGGCTTTCAGCATCCGCATCTGGTCCACCGTCATGGGCAGATAGGTGCGGTTCTCTGTCTCCCGGATCCGCTTTCTCAGCCGGTCGCGCAGCATCTCGGCCTTTTCGCTGTCCGGCAGTGCCTCGGCCTCTGTCAGCTGCTGGTTCAGCCGGTCCAGCTGTGCCTCCTTGCTGTCGCTCATGTCAGCCTTCAGGGCATCGATCAGGTTGGCAATACCGCTCTTCTCCCAGTCATTGCTCATCTCCGTCACCACCGGGTGGTTTGCATCCCCGTATTCGGCCCGGATGCTGTTTGCCAGCGCATCCAGCCGGTTCACGGCATTCTGGTTCAGCAATGTCATGTCCGCCAGCTTTGCCACTTCCAGCGCCCGCAGGATCAGCCGGGGCTGCACATATTTGTCCTTTGCAGGCCGCAGCACCATCTGGTTCAGCTGGGCAGCATTGGCCCGGATGCCCCGCCGCAGCTCGTCCTTCTGCCGACCGTCCCGGGCTTTCTGTACCCGCTTCTCAGCCAGCTTCTTGGCAATGGCAATGTCCTCGTCCCGCTGCTGCTGGGCTGCAGTGATGGCGATTGCGTTTCGCTCCGCCTGCTTTTCCTGCCACTCCTGAGCTTTGCGCTGGTTTTCCTGCTCCCATTCCAGCAGTTCGTTTTCCTGATGGATCAGCTGCCACTCGGCCCGATCAGCCCGGCGCTGTTCTCCTGCCACCTGGTGCGAAAGGTTCCAGTTCTCCCGCTTCAACTGTTTGTTTTCCAGCCGGATCTCGTCCAGCATCTGCTGGCGTTCTTCCTTCAGCCGCTTCTTTTCGGCCTTCCACTCCCGTTCGTAGGCTTCCTTCAGCACGTCCAGCTTTTCGGCCATGTCGCCGTAGTTGGTGATGTCCAGCCCCAGCGTATCCAGATTCTGATCCAGCAGCTTTTCTGCTTTTTCATTCCGCTTCTGCTGTTCTGTCCACTGCTGCAGTGCTTCATCCCGGCTTCCGTTCCGGCTGTTCTCATACATCCTCCGGTTGAACTCCCGGTTCTGCTCCTTCTGCACCTTCCGCAGGTCCTTCAGCGCCTGCTCCGCGTTCTCCTCGCCCACGGCAGCAGCCACAGCCTGACGCTGCCAGCGCTGGAACCCGTCAAAGATGGCCTGTGCATCGGTCATCTCCGGCACGTTCAGGATATCACCCAGCATCCGGTCGGCCAGCTCCACTTTGGCATCCTCGTACTCGGCAGCATCCGCAAAGCGGCTCATCATCCTGGGCTTGATGGCATCGTGCACGTTCATCAGCACATCCAGCCACTCGGTGCTCTCCATGCTGGCCGCGCCGTCCACGCCTGCCGCCTGGGCCGCGCCCCGGAACAAGGCCGCTGCCCCTTCCTTGGTGCCGCCCATGGCCCGGGTGTCATTGACGATGGATTCATACACTTCCGCCGGGTTTCCGTCTCGGTGTCCTTCTTCCTGCCGCAGCTTCACGCCGTGCTTCCTGGCCTCCGCCACCGCTTCGCTCCACGTCCCGTACCGCTTCACCAGCTCCGCCTTGGCCGGGCCGTCCTTGTTCACCGTGTAGCTCAGGTCGTGGTATTCCGGGTACTCGTCCCACAGCTCAGTGTTCCGGTATGTCGCCCCGCTCAGAATCTCATCCGCAATGGTCTCAGACAGCGCGCTGGCCTTGCTCATGCTGGCCCCGTCCGCCGTCATGTACTCCACCAGCGCCCGGGTCTCTCCGGCAATCTTTGTCCGGTCGGCCCTGCTGCCGTTGGCCTTTGTCCACCGCACCGCCAGCCCGTCAATGGAATCCTGGCTGATCCGCACACCGTGGGTCACACCCATCATCTGGGCCAACGTTTCCATCGCCGCGCTGTTGTCCGCAATGGCCCGGCTTGCCTGCCGCTGGGTGTTCTTCCGCGCGTCCCGTTCCGCCTGTTCGGCTTTGGCCGCCAGCTGGTACCGGAATCGTGCCAGGCTGCTCTCTGCGGGCAGCTCACCGGTCTTGTAATAGTCCCTGATCTCCCGCACAACACGGTCAGCATCAATGCGGCCGCTGTACTCCTTGCTGGCTGCAACCCTGCCGTCGGTGGTGGAAATATCCAGCGTGAACTTTCTCTGTTCACTGCCCAGGCTTCCCACCATCTCACGGATCTGTTCCAGCTGTGCAGCGGTCGGGGCTTTGTCTGCGGCCAGGTCAACACCCGGAGCTTCCGCCATCACCCGCACATTCCCGTCTGCCAGGAACTTGTTCAGTGCGTCCGTCCCTTCCGATACTTCCGCCGGGCCGAACACACTCATAATTTCCCGGTGGTCGGTGTCACGGGTCTTATCATTCCGGGCAAAATCCAGCATCTGCCCATCCGGCAGGATGTATCCGGCCCGTTCAAATTCACTCGTCGTGCCAAACTGCTCCACGGCCAGCTGACGGCGATACTTCGCCGCACCGCCTGCTTCCTTTGCTTTGGCATCATAGACAGCCTGCTGTTTCTGCTTCTGTTCATTTCTCTGGGTTTCCAGCTTGGCATGGGCTTCCCGCAGTGCATTATTCACTTCACCGATTCGGTTTTCAAGCTCTGCACCACGCTGGTTAAAGTCCTTTCGCTTTGCAAGGTATGCCTGATACGCCTCGCTGGCCTTAAATGCCTTTGCCTCGGCAGAAAACAGACCCAGAGATTTTCTCTTCGCTTCAATCTCCTTTACCTCGGCGCTGTTCAGCCAGTTTGTTCGCTCTGTTTTCAGGGCGTTTTGCTGGTGTTCCAGTTCTCTGCTTTCTTTTTGAAGTGCCGCCAATTCATCCACGTTTCCAGCAGAGCCGTCACTCAGCTGGAACCGCACCGATTTCTTCACAGGTTCGCTGTTTCCCTTGCTTTCGGCATTTTCTTGTGCTATACTGTTTTTAGCAGGAAAGCTCGGGCGTTCACCGCCCTCCGCGGTTTTGAGTACCGTGTCAGCGCTTTCCTGATAAATAGAACTCTCCGACCCTCTGCTCCCCGAATCTTCGGATTCCATGTGGGCTTTGCCGGAGGGTTCCGTAAAACCTCCTTGCAGACTACTCCTTGAATCTTTGGATTCTACGTGGGTACGCATGGAGGTTTTATTATTTGTAGATTTTATATCTACAATATCATAGAAAATCTCCCGGTCATTTGCTTTGAAGGCAGTCAGAACATCAGCTTCATAGGCATTCTGCCCAACCATAATTTTGATTTTTCCACGGTTGAATGCTTCCGCATTCTTGTGGTTTGCAGGTTCTCTGTAGACTTCATCTGCGGTTTTAATAATTTCATCCAGATTTGCAGCCATCCGCATTTTATCTGCATACGTTTCTTCGTTCGTTCTCTGAAGCGCCATTGTAGATTTAGAACGGACAAACTCACTTCTTCCATCTTTATGGTTCAAAATTGTCCAGCCGTTCCGCTCAAAGCCATTCGGATACCGTTCTTTGATGGCCTGCTTCACTACGGTTTTCCAATCTTCCTGTGGAACACCGTTCAGGATATCTTCATCAATTTTGATGTAGCTCTCTCCGTCGGCATCCTTCTGGATCGAAAAACGAATATTGCGTCCTTCCGCCGCGCTCTCTGTCTTGGGGGCAGCGGCGTTTTCTTTTGCACTGCGCAGGTTGTCCATAGCCTTTTCAGCGTGGGCAAAGTATTCGTCCTGCAAAATTTTGCGCTCGTTCTCGGCCAGGCGCTGGGCCTTCAGGGCAGCCCGGTTGTCGGGGTCAAGGGTCAGCACTTCCTTGGCCCGGCTGATGATGCCACCCAGCATCTCCTTCACCCGGTTCATCACGGTGCGGATGGTTCCGGCCCTGCCGCTGTTCTTCTCGGCCTGCCCGCGCTGGAACTCCACCCAGCGCTTGAAATCGGATTCATTGGAGAAGATGCCCCGCCAGGCATCGCCCACCAGCTCCTCGGCAGCTTCCTCATAGGTCAGGTTCTGCTGGGCATAGTCGGCCATCTTCTCCCGGATCATCTCGTCCACGGTCTCAAAGCCGCTGCTCCTGGCCAGATACAGCAGGGCATGGTCCTGCAAAGTCTTTGCTCCCTCGCTGTCCAGTGCGTTGTACCAGTGGTAGTCCTCGTGCAGCACCGTGCCGAACGTATCCTGTGCACTGTCCCCAAAGAAGATCCGGGCCGTCTTCGTGTCCACATAAGCCTTCACGTTCTGATTATTCATCAGCACATTCTTCATCACCGCCGTGGTGCCGGTTGCCGCCGCGTTCAGCTCGATTACCTGGCTGCCAGCGTCGTTCTCGCTCCGCGTGGTTCCCTTGTAGATGGTCTCCCCCCTGCCCGTCAGGCTCTTCTCGGTCAGGTTTCCGCCCAGCTGGCTCTCGGCCCACCGGGTCTCTGCCGCATCCCTGCCGTAGGTGTAGGCGATCTCCAGCGCGTTCCGGCCCTTAAGGTTGCCCAGCACATAGTTCACGTTGGCCGCCATGCCGCTGCCGGTGCCCGCCAGCTCCAGCGCCTGGTCAAAGGTCTTCACGTCCTCCATCTGGCCCAGCCGGTACAGAGTGGATGCTGCCGCCGCATAGCGGTCACTGTCCACGCCTTCCGGCTGTTTCCGGCCGATCTCCTGCGCCGCCTTTTCGCCCACCTTCCAGCTCCGCAGCACCTGCTCCGTCCTGGCCTGCTTCTGGCCTTCCGTCCTCGGTGCTTCCATGCCGTAGGTCTCCCGCATCGGGCTGTTGCTGCTGTCCATCCCGTCAATGGTGCTTTCTTCCACAGGGCCCGACTGCATCACAGCCTGCCGGTCAGCGCCATTCTGCGCAGTCAGACCAGTGTTTTCCGCACTGCCAAGGGCTAACGGGTTGCGGCTGTCAGCGCTTATGCGCTGACTGAGGGGTTCTGCGCCGTCAGCCACTGTTTCCGTGGGGCTTTCCACACTTTCCCCAGCGTTCTCAACCATCGCCTGTCGGTTCGTGGCTGTTTCTGCCGTGTGTACCGCAGGGTCATCGTTCACCTGCGTCTCGTTCACAATGCCGCTGCCCTCAGCCGCAGGGCCCGCCACTTTCAGGTCAGCAGAGCCTTTTTCGGTTCCATCAGACTCCACCGACATGCCAAGGGCCCCCATACTAGGGGGGCTGTCAGCGCTCACGCGCTGACTGAGGGGTTCTTCCCCGTCCACCTCCCCCGGTTCCCGCGCCAGCTCCTCCCGGCGCTGGTGTTCCTTCAGCGCCTGCTCGTATGCATCCTGCGCGGCATACCGCTCCACGTTGCCCCGCAGGCTGGAATCTCCCGCGTTCATCCTGGAAAGCCCTGTGCCCACAGCGCCGCCCAGTGCACCGGACGCGCCGCCGGTCAGCCCCGCTTCCAGCGCCTGAACCAGCGTGTCCGTGGTAAACATGGTCTGGGCAGCTTCGCTGTCTCCCAGGGCCGCATCAATGGCCTTGTCGGCGTAGGTCTCCACAAAGGCCTGCACGGCGTTGTCAATGCCGCCGGAAATGGCGTTGGCAACTGCCGGATGTGCCGCCGCAAAGGCCGAGTCCCCAGCCAGCGCCCGGATCTTGTCTGCCACAGCTCCCGCCACGGAATTTCTGGCGTAGTCCGCGCCCATGGTTCTTGCCAGATCAGCCGCACCCACGCTGTTGATGGCCCATCCTGCGCCAAACTTGGCCACGCCGCCCACCAGCGCCTTGCCTGCGCTTTCGCCCTTGGCCGCGCTCTTGCCCATGGCATCCGCAGCGCCCTGGGCACTCAGCACCGGCAGCACCGCCGCCGGGTTGATGGCAGCCACTGCAAGGTTCTCTGCCGCGCTGGTCGCCACGCCCTGCACGGTCCGCTGCACATCGGTCAGGCCGCTCTGGGCCGCGCCCGTCAGCTGCTGGCCCCGGTTGTACAGCTGGTAGCCCACGCTCTTCTCCGTGTCGATGCCACCCTTTGCTTCCGTTCCGGCAATGCGGCTGCGCATGTCCTCGATCTCCTGCCGGGTAAATCCCTGCTGCAACAGGTCGCCGGTGCTGTACTTGGGCTGGTAGTCCATGTCAGTTTCCATCAGCTGGTCATACAGGTTCTTCTCGCGGGGGTTCCGGGCAAGCTCTGCTTCCAGTGCTTTCCGGTTCTCGCTGCTCTGCCGGATGTTCTTTCCGGCCTGCACCAGGTACTCCGCACCCATCAGCGGGGCAGCGGCCACGGTGTCCGCAACGCCGCCCACGGTGTTTGCCGTCCGCCGGGCCAGCTGCTTCCACTCCGGGATTTCTTCCATAGTGTCCAGATACTCCCTGGCCTGCCGGATCTCCGTGTCCGTGTACCCCAGCTTTTTCAGGTCCTCCGTGCTGTAGGTGTTGCCCACCTTCCCCTTGATTCCCGTGGTGCGGAAGGGGTCGATGCTACCATCCCCGGCGCTGGCCCCGTTTCTGCTGGTGCCGGTCTCGGCATAGCTGGTATAATTGCTCTTCTTTTCCAGCAGCTTGTTCACAAGCTCCTGATTCCGAGGCTGGTCAAACCACTGGTTGGCCTGGTCAAAGGCCTCCGGCTGGCTGTACTCCGCATAGCTGTTCTTCAGCTTCTGGGCCTGCTGTCCGTACCACGCTCCCAGAGTATTCCCCGCCGGGCTCACTGTCACCTTCTGCCGGTTCAGCTCGTCGCTCCGGCTGTCCATGGCATCCGCAAAGCCCAGGTTGTTCCTTGTCCGGTAATCCTCCAGCGCCGTGGAATACAGGTCGGTGCCCGTCTGTCGGCTCGTTGCTTCCTGCTGTTTTTGTGCACGCAGGGCAGCAGCGTTGCCCTTTGCCCAGCTTGTTCCCGTACTGCCAAGGTCTAACGGGTTGCGACTGTCAGCGCTCTTGCGCTGACTGAGGGGTTCTGCCCCGCCCGCTGCTGTTGCCATCACAGTCTTTTCCTGCCGCTCTTTTTCATTGCGGTTCCGCAGCGCAGCAGCACTTCCCGATTTCCATGCCATCCTGTTTCCTCCTTAAAATCCAGCGTTCTGCATTGCCTTGTCGATCACATCGTCCGATGCACCCAGATTCATCAGCCGACTGGCGATGGTATTTGCATCCATTCCCTGTTCCTTCCACCCCTTTGCATAGCTCAGGGCGTTGCTGTACGGCATTCCGGTACTCTTACCCGTGCTCCCTCCCGTGGTTCCCCCGGGCAGGGCCCATTTGCTGCTCTGGTTCAGTTCTTTCAGT